GGCTTCATCCATAGGTGGAGAATATCTAGACCTTTGGGTAGTTTTCTTAAAATGCATACCCCGAGCTGAATTGATTTCTGTATCATATTGATCTGGGTCGGTAAATACTCGAGTTTTAACGTTGCGTGCGATATTAATACGTGTAAAGGCGAAAGACATGTTTTTTATTTAACACTTTTATTCTTTATCCTTCTTTTGACCCGGACGAATCGCCCACTTATTTTCCTTGTTAAACTTCTGGTAATCAATCTCTTCAATTTTTAAAAACTTTTTGATGAGTTCCTTGATGGGGTGTGCCACCCTGGCCTTTTTGGGTTCACCATCCTCATCATAAGAGGGTGGCTTTCGCTTCCCCTCACCGGGAGCCTCAGTGGGTGCGACAAAATCGTCCTTTTTAGCGCGGGTCTTTACACGTGGACGCACGAAATGCATTTGTGTGAGTGATGAAAACATCTTTAAATATATACATTTTTTATCTTTAAACACCTAAGTCGACACAACTTACTTAAAAGGTATTCACTCATATCCAACAAAGATGAACTCCACTTCCATCACCGATTACATCCTCAAGCTCGAGAAGCTCAACGAAGAGTCTCGCACCAAGATTGAGCAGCTCAAGAAGCTCCTTAACGAAGCGAATGAGGAGAAGGTTGCTGCTCTCAACAAGCTCAACGATTCTCTCTACCAGAAGACTGCTCGTGTAACTGACAAGACTATCCGAGTTGTGACTGATGAGAATGCTGACATCGTCGAGTATCTTCTCACCCTCTCAGAGAGTGCCAATGACCGCTTCAAGTCCATCGCCTACCGCCGAGGTGCCGAGGTTGTCGCCGATCTTGACTACGAGGTCCTGAGTGGTGAGAGCCTTCTCGATCTCAAGGGTATCGGGAAGTCCATTGCCTCCAAGATTGACGAGTTCCTCGAGGAACAGGACTCTGATTATGAGGAGTCTGTCGCTTCTAATGACGATGAGTCTGACTACGAGTCCGACGATGAGTATTTCATCTCCCACAACCATGACATCTACACCATGCTCATGAACGTGGCTGGCACTGAGCATGATTCCTACAAGCGTCAGGCATACACCAATGCTGCCTCTACAATTTACCGCCTTTCCTATGAGATCACCAGCGGTAAGGAAGCTATGAAGCTACCTGGTATCGGCAAGTCTATCGCCAAGAAGATTGACGATTTTCTCAAGGCGGAGAGCAACGCTGAACTCGCTCACCACTTCCTCAAGCTCGGCAACCTCGAGCCTAACCACTACAAAGCTGAGGCCTACTGGCTCGCTGAGGAGAAGCTTCGTGAACTGGACTTCGAGGTCACCTGCAGTGAAGACGTCAATAACCTTAAGGGCTTCGGTCCCTCCATCTGTGCAAAGATTGATGAGTTCATGGAGACTGGAACTATGAAGAGACTCGAGGAACTTTCTAGGACCTAAGTGAAACATAGAAATTTTAATAAATAACTAAAAATGTCTGTTGAATTTCGTATTGCGTTTTGTCAGGCTACACAGTCGCTTTGCCCCGACGTGCAGCGTGTCATTTGGAGCACCGTTTTACCTCGCGAACTCAAAAGGGAACGGGTGGAGGCTGCTTTCGCTGCAATGAGAGCCAAGATTATCGAGCTTGAGAGTGCTGAGGATGACGAAGATGCCCGAATGCATCTGGATCTACTCCTCGGATTGCCTGTGTACTACCCGGATGGGGTAGATGAAGATGAGCTGAGGGCTCAGCGTAGAATGGAGGCCTTCTCAGGGAAGGCTAGTGCTCTCGCCAGTTGGAAGTGGTATCGTAGATATTTTCTTTGTAATAAATAAACAATGGTTTCATATGTATTAAATGTGGACAAGGCGGGTGATCTCAAGTTTGGTCGTAAGAAGTGCCGTCTCCACAAGAAAGATGAAGTGGTGAAGGTTGCCAGGGACTATGGTATACCCACCCCCAACAAGAAGACTGTAAAGGAACTCTGTGGAAGTTTAAAGAAGAAGATTCAGAACGCTGAGCGAGTTTCGAACCAGATCAAGAAGGACTTGAATAACGTTCCCCTAGCCAAACTGTATCCCGAGGCGGCTAAGAAGCGCGCTGCCGCTAAGAAGCGTGCCGAGAAGAAGGTTCTCAACAAGAAGGTTGCCACCAACTTTATGAAGGCCATGACCACTCGTATCGCGACCCCCACTCGTGCCACTGTCAGGGCTGTCATGCCTATGCCCAAGCCTCAGAAGAAGGCGATGCCCCTCACCAAGGATGAAGCTCGTAAGAGGATTAAGGTGATGAAGGGTCTCACCGCCGCCAACAGGTTTCGCATGTTAAACAAGATTAGTATGAATCAACATTCACCTCGACGGGTTGTTCGTATCGCTCGAGAGTTAGCTCGTCTTCGCTAAGATCGTTGTAGACCTTCTCAGTAGTATCATAGAAGGCTTCACTGTCCCCAATCATCATATTTCTTACGGTCTCATACAGAACTGTCGTGAGTGCGAATTTATAAGCTAAGAACCCAACAAATGTAGCTCCATAGTCAAAGTCAAATGCAAATGGTGCATTATTCCACGACACTTCAAAAGCAGCGGCACTCAACGGTGCCAAAAACTCCTTTTGAAATGTCGCCGTTTCGAGGTTATCAACCCTATCAGAGAGAAGAGAGACGTATGTATACGATGCTAAAGCTCCCACGGCCGCAGATACACCTTGGTCTGCCCCTTGTGTGATGAAATAAGACGTGGTGAGTGCTGCACCGTATCCAGCTGTGGACTTCTTTAGGGTCTTCTTGAGACGCCTATATTCTCCAGTGACGGGTTTTGCAACGGCGAGGGTAAGGGACATTACTACACGAAAAATGCTTAAAATCTTTATCTGAATTAACAATAGAAATGCCGTGTCAACTTTGTAAGAAGAAGTGTGGTGTTCCCATGGATTGTAAATATTGTGATGGGAGTTTTTGTCCCAGTTGTTTAAATTTAACGAAACACAATTGTCAAGGTGCAGACATAAAAAAAATGGAACAACGTAAAGAACTCAAGGACAAACTAGCGTTTGAACCACCATCTAAACACTTAAAGATTTAACTTGTAAAATAGATATGCTGGAATGCCCGAGTGGTCTAAGGGGGCGGACTTAAGACCCGCTGACGCAAGTCTCGTGGGTTCAAACCCCACTTCCAGCACCATGCACTCATAGCTCAGTGGTAGAGCGCAAGCTTAGTAAGCTTGAGGTCAGGGGTTCGAAACCCCTTGAGTGCAAATTGATTTAAAAAGAATATTGTCTAATCACAAAATGAATAAGGACCGTCGTGCTGTCGTTATTCATGATGTGGCGTCTTTACTATTTCTCGCGCCATTTTCGGCATTATGTGTCGCCGATGTATTTTTTAACTATAAAGTGTACCCCATGTTTATAACGCATGCTCTCACTACGTATATGTCATATGATCTCATGTGGATAATTCTTCAACCGAAAGTTATACACACTTTTAGAAATTTAATCATACTTCATCATTTAGTATGTCTTCTAGCTCTTCTTAGACCTCTTATGCACCCCGAAGAGGCTTTTATACTTAGTTTCGCAGGTCTAGTTGAAATTGATACATCTTTATTAACCATTCGAAGACTTACTCCTAGAGATAGTTATTTTTACCCAACGATAGACCAGATGTATCACACATCCAATGTAATCATTCGGGTTGGTTATGAGACCTGTATGACATTGTTACTATGGGTATTATATGCACGTGAGAGTATGTACACGAAAATACACGTTCTTGGATGTCAATATTTTATAAATATTTTCAGTTGTGGCATCTGTGCACTCACTTTTTCGAAGAGGAACCCCGCTTTGAAGGAGATTTAGTTTTTGGAATTGTGACTGGTCCATTGAAATTTTTTAATAAATTATTGTTATTTTTCTGGTTGTACTTGAAATTTTTAGGAGCGTAGCCACCTTCACTCTGTCGCATAAAGTAACCCCGAACCATTTCGTTGCTGTTGTTATACATTTACTATACTTTAAGATTTAAATCTAGTATACTAATAGTATGCAAATTTTCGTAAAGACACTCACCGGAAAAACTATCACACTTGAGGTTGAGTCTTCGGACACGATCGATAACATCAAAGCTAAGATTCAAGACAAGGAGGGTATTCCACCCGACCAGCAGCGACTCATCTTCGCTGGTAAACAACTGGAGGATGGGCGCACCCTATCTGATTACAATATTCAAAAGGAATCTACTCTACACCTAGTTCTTCGTCTCCGAGGTGGTGGGGAGCGTAAGCCCAATGCTTACATTAACTTCGTCAAAAAGAATAGACCCAAGGTTGTTAAGGATTTTCCCGACCTTTCATTCACCGAAATTGGTTCAAAGTTAGGTGAAATGTGGAGAGCACTTTCAGATGAAGAGAAAAAGAAATATGTGAAAGCTTAAGGATTTGAGTATATAAATATATAGATGCCTCTCGGGGTCAAAAAGCTTTCGTTTGATGCTCGTTTGCCTACTCGTGGTTCTGATGGTGCTGTGGGATATGATTTATATAGCTCCGAAGATGCGACTGTACCGTGCCAAGCGGGGCGAGCTTTAGTAAGAACTGGTATTGCCTTGTCTATACCAGATGGGTTATATGGGCGTGTAGCTCCTCGTTCTGGACTAGCTGTGAAACACTGCATTAATGTCGGTGCCGGTGTTATTGACCCCGATTATACCGGTGAAGTCAAGGTCGTCCTATTTAATCATGGCACGGAAGACTTTGAAATCAAGAAGGGTGATCGTATCGCTCAACTTATTTTGGAAAGGTGTGATACACCTATGATTAAGGAAATTGGTCTACTCGAAGAGACCCTAAGGGGTGATGGGGGTTTCGGATCTACGGGCCAGTAAACCATAAATCTTCAGGTCTAGGCATAAAAAGCACACCGTGACGCATGGTCATGTACAACTTCGCCTTGTTAATGTTCGGGTAAGTCCACAATATCCACCTTTCCCAATATTCTGCCCTAAAGTAGTCCTCCCAATCCTCCTTGGAACTTTTATCAATTTTCATCATCTCTCTATGAATCTCATACGGATCCCTCTCCACTCGCAGCTCCTTAGGAACGATAGCACCCTTCCTAATGAGATGCGCACGCATGAGCCTAGGATTACCATGGTCTGGGTAATGTTGAACTGAGCGATCTCCAAAATCGATGGCTCTCATGTTAGGTAAAGTTACCCTGAGTTTATGGGTCACTGAAGGACTGGGTTGGATAACGACGTGCATACTATTGTTACTACATGATACTAGAATAATGCCCAGCAATGTAATACACATCTTTAAATCCTAGACCTTCTAATTTCTCTGCCGCAAATCTGGCCCTCTGTCCAGTGTTGCAGTAGACGAGTAATCCTCTCTTAGGGAGTTCCGTCACAGTTTTTTCGTTAATTTTATCGACCGGAATATGCAAAGCTCCTCGATAGTGACCAGCTCGCCATTCTGTAGCTGTGCGGACATCGATAACCCTCTTTATCTTACCATCCTTAATGAGTCGCTTGGCTTCCTCTGAGGATATGAGATTCTGACCGAAGTATGTATAGGCTGTAAGAGCGGCGAGACCACCGACAACAACGAGAGGTATCATATATAAAGATTTAGATTATTTAATCATAAATGGCTCTCGGTAAGAAAGAAGCCGAAACCACAGCTCGTCTGACACATGAGGAACGTGAAGTTCGATACACAGAGAGTCGTGCGGCGGCTTCAGCCGCGGCACTTCAGAGTGAAAAAGTTCGTTACAAGTCAAAATGTAACCCGGATAGGTTCAAGGAGTTCCTCGAATACCGACTTACAATTTGGGATGATCTAAAGGACAAAACTTTCTATGGAAAGAGAATGTTCGAAAAGACGAAACATTTAATTGATAACTGGAATTAATTACCGAATGCAACACCAGCCATACCATTCTTGATACGAAGAATGTTATAGTTGACTGCATACACGCGATGAAGAGCATTACCACCGGTGGGGTTAGTAAGGACAAGCTTGGAACTGTCTATACGACTGAAGTTTAGTGTGCCTGTAGGCTGCATCTTACTCATGTTCAAGCAGAAAGGCCAAGTGAAGGTGGGAAGATCCTCGAGCACGTCATCGGGGAGGTCAGTGCTGTGCATCTCAGGGATAACGGTGTGATGATACACGTTGGAAGTATCCTCAAATAGGGCAGTGCCGTTAATGTAGAGGGAAGACTTGGAGAAACTATACTCATCGTCCCAGTTATTTCCAGATGCATGACCAGAGACAAGGTGAAGAGACTTCACGGGGTGGTTGAAATAGGTAAGATCAATTTCA